CAGAATGGGAAACTTATCGGCAGTCACTCAGAGATTTACCAGCAAAAGCAAAACCAAAACTAAGTGATGATGCCCAATCCATAACAAATGTAACATTCCCAACAAAACCAAGTTAAGAGGTTAAAATGACAAAATCAAACATAATACATATTAATAATAAAAAATATGATGGATCTGATTTAACAACAGAACAGAAGTACTGCATTGAGCAGATACAAGAATGTCAGGCAGAAGCACATAAATTAAAAAAACAATTAGATAGAATCACTGTTTCTCAAAATGTTTACACAAATAATCTTATAGGATTATTGAAAGACAAAGAGGTGACTGATGACAAGAGCTAGTGATTTAGCAAGACTAATAAGTGCAGGTGGCACATTTGGTGGTGCTATTACATCTAATTCTGGAATCGTAATAGACAATATTACAATAGATGGTACAGAAATTGACTTATCTAGCGGTGATGTAACACTTGATGCAGCATTAGATATAAAACTTGATGCCGCTGGTGGTGATATAAAATTTTTATCTGATGGTACAGAGTATGGTGAAATTAGAAATATAAGTAGTGATTTAACTATAATTTCTTCAGTGGCTGATAAGGATATTGTATTCAAAGGACAAGATGATAGCTCAGAAATAGAAGCCATGAGAATTGATATGTCGGTAGGTGGTTTCGTTGGTATGGGTACTAGTAGTCCATCTACTGTCCTTCATTTAAGAGGAGCAGATGGAACATCAACATTAACAGTAGGTAATACAACAGAAAATACTGCATTAACAATAAGAACATCACAAGATGATAGAGTTGTTTTAAGAGCAGAAGATGGTGGAACTGCTAGAAGCATGGCATTTGAAACTGGAACATCGGAGAAGATGAGAATAGATTCAGGCGGTAGTATAGGAATTAACACTCCTGTCATTGCTGGATATCGACTTGCAATACTTACTAATGGTTCTGCTGAATATCAAGCAATATTTAAAAGTTCAAATACTTCTGGAACACAATATCATCTTGGCTTTAATCGTGATACAACTCAAGCAGGTCATTTAACATCTAATGCAAACAATCAAGTCGCATTAAACAATGGTTCTGATTATCGTTTAAAAGAAAACATTAGCGATATGACAGACGGAATTGAGAGAGTCAAACAATTACAGCCAAAGAAGTTTAGCTTCTTATCAAATCCTGACAAAGAAATTGTTGATGGATTCTTGGCCCATGAGGTTAAGGATTTAGTACCATATTCTGTTCTTGGCGAAAAAGACGCTGTAGACAAAGACGGTGAACCAGTTATGCAAACAATAGATATTACTTCTTTAATACCTGTTCTTACAGGTGCAATCAAAGAACTGATTGCAAAGGTTGAAACATTAGAAACAAATATAAATGATTTACAAAAAAGAGTAACTGTGTTGGAGAGTTCATAGTGCTTGGTCATGCTGCCATAGCTGAAGCTGCCATTGCAGATGTGGGTGGTAACTTACTTGTAGCGAGTGCAGAAGTAAATGGTGTGGCATCTAAGACATCTGTTGGTGTTGGTATATTAGCTGGTGTAGCGGATCTAAGTGGAGATTTTACACAGACATCTACTGGATTATTAATAGGAATTACCTCTGCGGACATGAGTGCTGATTTTACGCAAACATCAGCAGCTAATAGATTAGATGTGTCTGAAATAGATATTAGTACTGATTTCACGCAAACAGCAGATGGTATATTAATAGCTATAACATCAGTAACAGCAGATTTGAATTTTACAAAAACATCATCTGGAGATATAATGTTTGAAGATGTTGTAACAGATGCCACAACAGAGACTTATACAGAAATAACTCCAAGTGGTACAGAAACATGGACAGAGATTACGCCTAGTGGCACAGAGACATATACTGAAATAGTGAGGTAAGCATGGCAAGTACATATACATCAAATCTAGGAGTTGAAAAGATAGGTGCTGGTGAACAAGCTGGGGCTTGGGGTACTACAACCAACAACAACTTTGATATACTTGATAGAGCTATTAATGGTGTGGGGTCTATAACCTTATCTGGTACAACACATACCTTAACAACTAGTGACGGCACATTATCAGAAGGTGGTAATAAGGTCCTTGTATTAGGTGGATCTCCATCTGGTACAAACACAGTAACCATATCTCCAAATGATCAAGATAAAATGTTCTTTGTTCATAATAGCACAAGTCAAACTGCTACCTTTACTCAAGGATCTGGTGGTAATGTGAATGTACCTGCTGGTGCAAAAGCCTTGATATATGCAGATGGCGCAGGATCTGGTGCAGCGGTTATAGATTTATTAGATAGTTTAACTTTTGGTGGAACCAAGTTAACTGCTACAGCAGCAGAATTAAATCTTATGGATGGTGGCACAAGTGCTGGAACAACAGCAGTTGCGGCAGGTGATGGTATTGTAACAAATGATGGTGGCACAATGAGACAGACCACTGCCGCTACATTTTCCACATACTTTAATCAAAATTTAGTAGAAGCAAAAAGTGCATTATCTGTTTCAGGAACTGTAACTGTAACACCAAGTGGAGCCACATCAGTTTACCAACCTCTTACAGTCTCTAGCGGTAGCCAAACAGTGAGAGTGGCTGTAACAAATTTAGTTGCAGGGCAGTATGTGATTATTGATAAAACTACCACTACAAATAGCATGACAATAGATTGGACAAATAATGGTGCGGTTACATCATCAGGTATATCTTTAGGTAGCAGTGCAGAATTAGGAATAGGTATATTTAACGGCACTGGATTTTCATTTTCAGAAACAGTAAAATTTTAGGTGGAAAATGTCTGTACCATTAATATCAAATGTTGGATTTACTGAAGTTAATTCATCTGGTGTTTTAAATGACAAAGCTGGAACAGCTAAAAGCAAGTTACCAGTTCAAATATTTAAGTTAACAGACAATATCAGTGGAAATTTACAAATGAATGCTGATTCTGCACATAAAAAAATAATACTTGATACAAATGGTAATAATCTTACAAACTCATCTGGTTCACCTTTAACAACAAACTCTAGCACAACATTTGAACTTAGAGGCAGCGGTAACGTTCAATCTACATTAAAAACATTTACAACATCTGGTAGCAGCAATACCACAATAAGTGAAGCAGACAATTCTACTGTAGCTATAACAGATCAAGATTTTTATAGTGAGATATCACAATCAGGAGGATACCAACCTAGTTTTGGACCCGGATCTCCTAATTCTAGTTCTATATTTGTTATAGCGGATGGTCAAACTGGAGGTCCTAGCAATTTTGGTAGTGCTTGGAGATTGAGAGTTCCTTCAGGTGTAACATGGAAAATAGGTTCTGAAGAGATAAGTGGAGGAACAACCTTAACTGCCGCACAAAATAATGCAGCGATAGGAGCTTCAAGTAGTTTTAATAAAATAACTTCATTTAGTGTTACTGTTAATGACAACCCAAATATAGGAGATAACACCACATCTTTTCCTGCTAGTGGTTGGACATCTGGATTTAATGGTGATAGCAATATTTACACTATTAGATCTGCAAACTTGGGGGTAATTAGTGGGGTACAGACAGACAATTTTCTTGTTTACAATGTTACAAATGGTAGATGGGAAGGGTATAAATCACAACGATCATATAACGTAGATGATAATAATAATGTTGTATTAGGGACTCCAAGTTATAGTTTAGGATATGCCGATAATGGAAGAAGGGGTAATACACCTCCACCACAATTAATAACTCTTAATATAAATGTAGAGCAGACAGGTAAAAGATTTACTTTTACAAATAATTTATCTATTGCATGTGTTTTGAGTGGTAATGATCCATATAATGGAGTTACAGTAAATGCTGGATCGACTGCTGTGTCAGACAGAAATTCTAGTGATACATCGTTTAGTATTACTGGAACAATATCAGGAAGTGACGGAAGTAGTAGACCTTTTGCTTTGAAAGACATAAATGATGGAAGTGGTAGTGTTGATGAAACTTCTTATACTGGAACTAAATCAGTGAGTGCTTTTTAATGCCTTTAAATAAATTAACATTTAAATCTGGTATTGTGTCAGATATTACACCTTACAGTAATGAAGGTGGTTTTGTTGATGGTGATAAAATAAGATTTAGACTAGGTTCTCCAGAAAAAATAGGTGGATGGGAAAAGTTTAGCCCAAATACATATTTAGGTAGCGCCAGAAGGATGCATAACTGGGTAGCCCTTGATGGCTCTGATTTTTTAGGTGTTGGCACACATCTCAAGTATTATATTGAAGAAGGTCAAACATTTAATGATATCACTCCTATTAGAAGCACAACATCTGCTGGTGACGTAACATTTGCAGCGACTAATGGCTCTACTACAATAACTGTTACAGACCCTGCTCATGGTGCAAATGAAAAAGACTT